AAGTTGTAAGGAATCTAATATAGGCAACTGAAATCTATACAAGCTATTAAGATAACTTGCATGGATATAAGCCTCTTTATCTAAAAATTAAACTATTCAAACAAAATAAAACTAAATCATGAGCATCAGAATCAAACTAAGAAAGGACGCGCCAAACAAACAAGGTCAATATCCAATAGTTTTGGTATATCAAAAAGGCAGGAAAGAAACTATTTTCAGCACAGGCAAATACACCAATGCTGAATTTTTTACCCAAGATACACAGAATCCGCTTTCCAGTGGGCAAGACTACAAAGCCAATAACATACTTATCAGAAACTTATACTCAAAACTGAATAACATAGCAGATGGCTATTTTATGGCAAATAACGAGTATCCGAGCAACGAGTGGGTAAAGTTACAATGGAACACTAAAAACGCTCCAAATCAGCCTGTATTTGATTTCTACGATAGGTTTATGCAATATCAGCAGACGAGGGGAGCAAGTTCGGTAAGTTATGGTACAGCCATAAACTATAAAAACGTAAAAAATAAACTAATCGGATACGAAAGAAAGTCCGGGCATCCGATAGCCTTTGAATCATTCAATGAATCTTTTGCCAATAAATTCAGCCAATATCTGATTAAGGAACACGACCTATTACCTAATTCAGTAGGCGAGAAACTAAAAATCGTAAAAACTTTCCTACGTTGGTGCATAAAACAAGGCGTGAGAATCCCATCAGCTAATTTAGAGGCATTTAGGGGCGGAAATGATAAAACATGGAAGCTACATCTAACTATTGAAGATTTGAAGGCTCTTGCCCAAACTAATACGCAATACGAAGAAACTAAAGATGGTTTCCTTTTGCAATCTTGTCTTGGAGTGAGGTATTCCGACCTGCAAACTATCGTTTCAACTAAAATAATCAAGGAGGGCGAAGACTTCTACTACATAACCAATACTCAAAAAACCAATAAGTTGATTAAGGTGAAGTTGATTGACATGGCTAAAGAGATATTGAACAGAAGAAGCGGAAACTGGATACCATCTAATATCCAAATGAATACAGAATTAAAACTAATTTTTAAATTTATACGAGGATTTGATGAAATGATAAGTGTATCGCAAGGTAGCGGAACATCAAAAAGGGAGCATACAAAGCCAAAATACGAATTTGTTTCAACCCATACAGCGAGAATAAGCTATATCAATATCATGAGAAACTTAGGTGTGGATGATTTTACTATTTCAAACATTACCGGGCAAAGCCTATCTACTTTGAGAGGATATTATCATTCATCAGCCAAAGATACAGATTCAGCTATGAATGCGCTTAATTTAGCTTTTTGAATTGTCTTGGATTCCATGTTGCTATTTACCGACTTTTGCTTTTTAAATGTTGGCTTTTACCGACATTTGTTTTTATAAGTTATTGATTATCATTGAAACTTCTCTTAGCCAATAGTTAGCGGTCATTGCCTTTCGACCTTGACAGCATATCTGTTATTGCTTTACAATTATTATCAAACTCTTCATCGGACATTTCAGCTATTTCTCTACCTATTTTATGTATTTCGCTATTCTCGTCATCTAATGGGTCAATAGATGGCAACGAACCGCTAACACTAAATAAAAGCAATAGCTCGCTTAGTGCTTGTTGAACAGGCATCGTGCCTTCATCAACCTTTATCAATATATTTTCAATTTGTTCTTTCATATCGCTACTGCTTTTATTATTTTACCGTTATAAGCAAACGGTAGCTACTTTGAAACAGTCTGATTAATTTTCCTTATAGTCATTACTACTTCATTCCATTCATTATTTAATTCAGGGCAAATTTTAGCTATATCTATTCCTTTTAATGCACATTCGTTAAATAATGGCGCTAATTCTTTTTCTCTGCTTTCTAATGATTTTAAAGCCCATCCTTTAGTAAACATATCTACTTCGCTTTGCTCATCGTTTAATATTTTAATTGAATATTCTATCCAGTCTTTCATATTTTTATTGTTTTTTAAATTAATTTTTCATAGTAACATTCGTAACCGTCAGCTTATAACAGCACCTAATAAACAGGCGGACATCTACTAGGTTTCCACCGCCCGTCTATTAGCTGCAAAACGTTATCTGAATGACTTCTCATACCTTATCGGGTATAATTCAAGCTAATGAATGATATATCATACCCGTCAGGGTATAAACTGCAGATTTTTATCCAAATACTGAATCCCTATCTTTAAATCTGCTTATCCATAACTCAAAAGCACCAGTCTGGATAATCTTCATCTTTTTTGTTTTCAATTAGCTTTGCCATAGGGTCACCACTTTCAAATACAAACCTCCTAAATCCTCTATGAAGATTAAAAATAGCAATTCCTTTTTTACCTACTACTTTTTGCCGTCTTATTTTTTTAGTGTGAAACTCGCAGACCGTTGAATCTGGATTCTTTTGGTGTTCTGGTCTGTGATATACCAATATATTATCCATTTTATTATTCCACATCGCTCCATCCGCAATATCAAATACATCTGGACATGGATAATTGCCAGTTGAATCCTTAACCATCATTTTTGGGTGCGCTACAATAAAAAAGTAAATATTGTTTTGTTGAGCAAATCGGCTGCAATCAGCTAAAAAGGTTTCTAAATATTTATCAGAGCGACCTCCGCTTTTTGCGTATTCATTTGTCATTTGATTAAAAGGGTCAATTATGCATCCGCTAACCTTTTCCTTAATCACTAATTCCAAAAATCTTTCTTTGATGTATTCAGGGGTCGGACTTATTTCTTTTGGATATACGTAGAAAAAATGCTTTGATAGTTCGTCATAAATCCGCTCGTATTCGCTTCTGCTAACTCTGTAATTTGAATCGGGTGTTAATTTCATTCCGCAATATATTTCTACTAAATCATGATAAAATTCATGAGCGGGGTTATCCTCTGGAGAAAACAATGCAAATTTTTCCTTATATAGGATAACCCTCATAAGCATATACCACTTCAAAAAAGTTGATTTTCCATAGTTTCCTATTCCAGTCAATAAAGTTATTTCACCTCTTTTTAGCTTAAAATGACTATCAATATCCTCAACTCCTATTCCATACAATTGTTCATAACCACTGTCATAAATTTTCAAAGCATCAGCCTTCACATCTTCGCCAAAAATTACATCTTTAGGTTTTATGTCAGGATTAAAAATATCAGCATCAATTTCTATTTCTTTTCGATTAACCTTTTCAACAAGCACTTCTCTTTCAAATTGAGCCGTTCCATATTTGGATTTGTTTTGTCGGTATGCAGATTTTACTACTCTTTCTAATTCTGAAAATGGAAAAGAATCACCACCGATTTGAAATTCAAAAGCGCATAAAGAAATAGTATCACTTTCGGCTATTCCAAACCTACAACAAGCCCCAGCAAGTTTAAAAAGGAATATATTTCTTTCACCAGTTGCAAATGCGTTCCCTTTGTTTATTTGCCATTTTAATAACTTTTGGAAACTTTCTGCATAATTACTCCGCTCATAGGTTGTTTGTTGCTCTATTGCCTTAATTTTGCGAAACACGCTTGGGTTTTCAGCTATGTATATTTCAGGGTCGTAACTTTCATAACACACACGAGATTCATTTATGCCTGAATTGTCTATTTCAGTGAATAATTCTTTTAATGCCTGAAAATGCTCACGATGCTTTTTGCCGTCCGCTATTTTTACAAGCGCCTTTAATCCGTTTCCACTTGGTGAAATCCAACAAGCATAAATAAACTCATTTGCACACAATAAAGATTTTTCATGATTAACATCATCTAAATTATCAAAGTCTAAACAAATTAGCTTTGAATGATTAATCAGTCCAATATCCGTTCTTTCTTTAAATTCGCCTGAGAAACAAACACTCGGTAGGTTCTGTTTTAGCTTATTGCTACGCTCTTTGTCAAGTTGCGTTCTAATTTCATCAATCTTTTCTTTTGACTTACCAATTCTTATTCGCTCCAAAGCCTTTTCAACTGGAATGTAATTTGGTGTTTTGTCAAAAATGTTTTTGTATATAGTTACCATCCTGTATCTCCTTCTAAAATTGATTTTGCAATATTGCTTTTCGGTGTTATAGAATCAGACTTTATCCATTCAGCATTGAATCCTGACCAACTCTTATTTACACACATATATAAAACATAATCTACACTCATGCCACTTTTTTCTATTTCAGACAAAAAAGAATTTAAAGCTGTTTTAGTGTTTGTAGCCTTTTTGGTTTTCCTCACTCTCAACCAATCCTCTACTAAATCTTTATTTTCTGCAAGTTTTAATAATTCAGACTTAAAATTAAACATATCTTTCTCTTTCTCTTTCTCTTTCTCTTTCTCTTGTAGCAAAGGGTCTTGTGTACCCCCTTGCGCACCCCCTTGCGTAGGGGTTAATTTTATTCCACTCTTGTCTTCATAACCTTTTACTTGGGAATCAATATTATGCTTTTGAGATATGTATGCAAACTTAGCCATTCCATTTAAAATAGGCTCGATACCAAAAAATTGTTTATTAATTACAGCATCATAAAAAGCAAGTCTATCTTTATCAGATAACTCGTTGGCTACATCCATATAACTTTTAAAAAATTTGAAAGCTAATCTATGTGTTGTCATATAATAAAAAAGCCCCCTTTGTAGTAGTGCTTACATTGGGGGCATTAGAGCCTAAAATCAAATTCCATCAGGCACTACTCTCATGGAAATCTTATTGCAAATATAACTTTTATTCTTTAGTATCTAAATTTTTATCCAAAAAAGATTTATAAATAATTGAATACCCAGCTAAATCTTTCAAAGTATCTGCTATGCTTTCGTTCTTAGCTTGTTTACCTTGCAAATTTCGCAGCCTTGCAACTTTAATAGCTATCATTACCATAAAGACCTTTTCCACGTCTATTTGGGCATAATCAGCAGCAAATTCAAATACTTCAAATTCTTTGCCGTAGTCGTGACCTTTTGAAAGTAAGGTCGCTTCGAGTTGTTTTAGGTTTTCTGCTATCATTTTGTTTGCATTTGCAACTCTTCGCCAGTTAAAGCAAAGTAAATGTTTTGAAGTTGGTGTAAGTATTGGATTTTAGATGCACAACTAAACCAGTTTAAATTATCTTTATTTTCTTGAATAAATAAATTTGTTTTAAGGTTTTTATCTGCAAAAATAGCAATACTATCTTTAATAAAACTGCCATCTAAATCTTTTTCAAACCTGAACTTCAAAAGCCATTCATCTGTTACTGGAATGGGCTTTATTTGCTTTAGGCTAAAACAGCCAATACTTTTATTGTCCTTTAATAACCTAACAGTATTATCACATTGTAAGCTATGTATTGGTAAATCAAATTCCATGTACTCATCGTTTATTATACAAAGTGTAACAAGATTACCAATTCGAAATTCGTTTAATTTCATATATTTTTTTATTTGGTTAAGTATTCAAGTTCTTTAATTCGATTCTCAATAGTGTTTCTTAACCCGCTACTAAATCGGAATTTAAATGTCATTTGGCGCAGTCGGTTACAATCTGTAACTTCCGATAGCTTAACTCCTTTTAAATCGCCAAAATCAAAAACAAAGTCGGATTTTAGATTTTCGATTTCGTTGCCAATTACATCAAAGGCAATTAGCTTGTTGGAAATTCTTTTGACTTTATACATTGTGTTTTTTTTGTTTGTCTAAAAACCATTGAGGGATTTCTCGGGATGCGTTTTCGTACTTTTTCACTCCCATAGAGTTAATGACTTTTTCATCATCGCCTATATACAATACAATCTTATATACCAATTGATTATCATTTTCATCATCCCAAAAATAAGCCATTTCACCAATTTGTAACGGAGGTTCTGCATCTATTGGAGTAAATCCGCCTTTTTCGAGTGAGTATTCAAACAAAGATAATATAGGAGATTTTGAACCCAAATGAGTACGTCCTGTTTCATCATAAATATCATCAAGCCCCATATCATCAAACCACACTAAATAAGAGTAATCCTCTTCATAGTGATTGAGTTTTACCTCACCCCATCCATACCTCACATCAAATACCTTAGTTCCGATTTCTAATTTCTTCATTTTATTTTGTTTTAGTTGTGAATAATTTTCTTAATGATTTCCTATCAGTAGATTTCATTTGATACTCATAATAATATCCTGCAGTTCCGTATCTGGTCTTAAATTTAATCTTTTTTCTTTTGCAGTAAAATTTGTGTTTGCGCTCCAGTTCGTCAATTCGAGTTGGCAGTTTGACAGTTCCAAATTCTTTGACTCCTTTTAAAGTTGTTAACACTTCGCCCGAAAGCAAGGCGTTGAAAATCGCTTGTTTTTGTGTCATTTAATTGATTTTATGGTTTAAAAATATGTCTATTGAAAGTTTATCCGAATAATTAAAAAGCATTTCCAAATCCATCTTTTTTTTCGATTCAAATTCTATGATTCTCCACCTGCCAACATTTAACCAGTTAGCCATAAATGATTGTGTGAATCCTGCACTATCTCTTAAATGTCGGCAATCGTCAACAATCTTGTTGTAATTATCTTTGAATTGTTGGTAATTCTCGACATGGTTATTTTCTAAATCGTTGGTATCCATAGGTTTGGTTTAAAACATTCTCTTACCCAATAGTTAGCGGAAATGCCGTTTTTAGGCATCCCACTTTATTAAGTCCTTCACTTCTTCAATGGCTTGTTCTAAAGTTTCTCCGTTACCTAAAAATGCTTCTGTATTATAGGTTCGTCCAAACTCCGCAACTATTCTTATTACTTGCTCTTTAGAAAAAACGGCACTATCCGCTAACATAGGGTTGGAAGAAATTTTAAATGCTTTCAGTGCTTCGATTACCGCCTTTGCTTCATTGTAGCTAATCAAAATACCTTCTTGCATTCCCCAGCTTACATCATGCATATTCTCGCCTTCTTTTTCCGCAAAGGCTACGCTTTTCTCTAATCTTTTAATTAAGTGTTCCATATTTATATTTTTGTTAAGCATTTAAAACTATCTCCAACCCTCGTAACGTTATAAGCCATTTTGTAAATCCTTACACATCATTTCACAAGCCTTGCCAAATCCTACTGCAAAGCTATTTGCTTTCTCTTGTGCCATTTCATCACTACCATACAAGCTAACAAAGTGCTTTTGTAGTTTAATCAAATTTTCACCAGAAAAACGGCTTATAACATCAGTTATAAGTAATGGCTGGCTTTGTGGTTTATCAATGTTTTTTGCTTCTATTGTCATTTGTTCTAAATTTAAAGTGAGTAGTTCTAATCAGCCACTACTCATAGCTGTAACCGTTACATCGAAATCCGCTTAATTAATACTCGCCACTATCTCACCAATATAATCTCTAATCTTCTCGGTGTATTTGCCATCGAATTTTAAATCTGCTGCTATCCTATCTCTGCCATTAATCACACTTGCATGATGTCTATTATTTAATTTTCCTAATTCAGTAACAGTCAATCCGCAATGCTTATAAGCAAGATAAAAGTGGATATGTCTTGCCATTACAATATTAGTAAGCCTTGATGTACCTTTTAATTTTTCAAGTGAAATTTCGGTAACTTTTGAAACAATCTTTAGTAACTCATCATGCTTTACGACATTGTTTTTTACGTCTTTTGGCTGTGGCTTTTTTTTGCCAACCATAAAATGGATATGTGAAAATGTCTTAGGCTCAAATTCCTTTTCGTAGAATCTTGAAAATGTTACTTGTTTACGTCTGTTTATGATTTGCATACCCACGCTGTTTTATCGTTAATAATTACTTCACCATCCCAGTTCACCCAGTTAATGTCTTTTAGCTTTTGATACCTTTTTTTACTAACAAACTGCATGTAAAAAAATTCATCTTCATCCATTATTTTGGCGTTCCTTAATAGTTCATCTGCAACTCCGATTAAAGGATATTTTTCTTCACACGTTGCTAAAATCTTATCGCACGTTTCTTCATCTTTTGGAACTTCATGAATGTAAAACCTTTCTTCCAAAGGGAACGGATATTCACTCCAATCATCTTGCCCGAATTCTTCTGGCTTAGTTAAATAGTTAATCAGATAACCATAATCAACATTCAATGCCATCATTTGAACTTGTAATTGAAGATAGTACTTTTTAGCCAATTTATCGCACTGTTCAAAGTAGTTGAATATTGAGTATTGACATTTAGAATCTGCAACCCATTTGCCCTCTAAAATAGCGTCAGGCGTAGCTCCAAGTTTATCATTCACTTTATAAAATGTTTGATTTGGCTCACCCCCATAAATAGAGGTGAGTATTTCAATTGCCGTTACTTCATTTACTATTCCATGCAGCATTGGTTTAGTGCTAACTTCTTTTTTAAATCCGTTTAAGTTTTCGGCTATCTCAAAGATGTAGTTCAAAGCTGTTTTGCCTTGACCACCTGCCATCAAATCGCCAATTTTACTTGCGCTAAAGAAACCTTTTTTATTATTTTGATTTATCATGTTTGCTTCTTTTATTATTTTTCATCATTGACAAATAGCCTTTTGAAACCTTATAAATTTTCATTATTTCAGATGGCTTAATTTTTTCTAAAATCATTCTTTTCATATTTTCAATTTCGCAATCTTTAAATTTATGAAAGTTGCATTTTTCGCCTTTTCGTGGATTCCTAAACAATCCCATCCCTTTTGTGCATTTACCTAACACTATATACGAATGCTTTTCATTTTCAGAATAAGTAACCCATTCCAAATTTTCAACCCTATTATCTGTTTTTATGCCATTTATATGATTCACACATGGTTTATTTTCAGGATTTATTATAAAAGATTGAGCAACAAGCCTATGTACATTTTTTGTGTTTTTTTTACCCAAACAACAAGCTAAATATGTATTTTTTGTCCTTAGGGATAATTTTAGTATCTTTTCTTTTGACTTTCTAAAAAAGTTATTTTTGGTTTTAATAAATCGGGATAACGATTTTATCCTTCCTAAATTACTAACCTCGTACTTGCCTTCATATCCTAAAATAGGCTTCCAAATTTCTTTTTGTTTTTTCATAAAAAATACCCACAAACATTACAAAGGCAATCCAGTCGAGCAGATACGCTCAAAAGGCAATGTAACGAATGTGGGATTTTTTAAATGTTTT